AAGACAGCAACGAAAAACGAAGAGTTTCAGACGAGTGCCAGCAGTCGCGATATCTATAGCGATTTTAACCATACTTTTCTGCCTCATCCCAACACGGGTCAAATTACTCGCCGCGTAAATGCTGATGCTGTTAAACTTGCTATACGTAATCTGGTATTGACGAATAAATATGAAAGGTTACGTAATCCTTCTTTTGGTGGAAATATCAGTCATTATTTGTTTGAGCCTCTCAATGATAATACAGCAGAAGAAATTAAAAACGATCTTAAATGGTTAATAGAAACATATGAACCACGAGCTCAAGTGAGAGAAATTTATTGTGTTGTTTCAGAAGATCAAAATTCAGTCGACGTAAGAATTCAATTTAATGTCTTGACATCGAGGGATGTTGAAGACTTAGACCTCACACTATACCGAGTAAGATAAAATGGCTACTAGCAACGATCTCACTACATTAGATTTCGCTTCAATCAAAGAAAATCTAAAACTATATCTCAAGAGTCAAGATCTTTTTAGAGACTATGATTTTGAAGCATCTAATATTAATGTATTGTTAGATGTACTCGCATATAATACCAGTTTAAATGGTTTCTATTTGAATATGGTTGCAAACGAGATGTTTCTTGATTCGGCGCTTTTAAGAGATTCTATTGTTTCGCACGCTAAAGAGCTAAACTATATTCCTCGTTCGTTTAGATCTGCACAGGCGAGAGTGAATATAACGCTGAGAGATAATTCTGAAAATGCAACTGTATTGATTCCTCGCGGTACATCATTTACTGGTACTGCAGGCAGCCGTAATTTTACATTTACTACTAATCAAAATATTCAAGCATTTAGTACTGACACGCAAAACGTATTCATTGCGACTGATGTAGTACTTTATGAAGGTGACTACGTACAAGATTCTTATGTTGCCGATACACAAAATCCAGTTAGATATTTGATTACTAATAAAACTATCGATACGACGAGTTTACGTGTAACTATAATCGAAGATAATGGCGCAACCGTTTTGAATTACGATATACGTGATTCATTATTTGGTCTTGGAGCTACTAGTCAAGTATTTTTCTTGCAAGCCGCAGAAAATGATTCTTACGAAATACTCTTTGGTGACGGGGTTATTGGTCGACCTCCAAAAAATAACTCTATTGTGTTGATTGAATATAGAGCATGCAATGGTGAATTGCCAAATGGTATACGTACATTTACAGCTGATGATGATATCACGACGGCGACTGTTTCCGATATTCGTGTATTATCTAGGGCGTCTGGCGGTTCTATTCCCGAATCAGTAGAATCAATTAAGTTTAATGCACCTCGAGCATTTACAACACAAGAGCGAGTTGTAACAGCACAAGATTACGCTACACTATTAAAAGCAAATTTCTCAGAGATCAATGATATCGCTGCGTATGGTGGCGAAGAATTTGATCCTCCACAATTTGGTAAAGTAATTATTGCTGTGGACCTTAAAAATACAGATTCATTGCCCGATACGTATCGAGCCAAATATAGAGACTTTATTAAACCTCGCAGCCCCTTGTCAATTGATCCTGTGTTTATTGTTCCAAATTATATGTATTTGACAGTGAGTTCAAATGTGAAATACGATATTACACAAACATCTTTGGGTGTTGATGATATGAAGAGTCTTGTAGTATCAGCCATTCAATCGTTTAACTTTAACAATCTCAATGGATTTAATAAAACATTACGTTATAGTAAGTTTATTGCTGCTATCGATGGGGCACAAGATGCTATTATCAGTAACGATACAACAGTCGAAGCCACGCAGTTTATTTCTCTAAATGTAGCAGAAAGAACTAATTATACGATTGATTTTGGCATGCCATTAGTAAATGATATTGGCCAAAAACAAGGAGATCACTCTTCCAATCAAAGAGCTGTAGTGCGCACTGATACTTTCTTATATCAAGGCGAGCAGTGTTCTATTGAAGATAATGGATTGGGAGATTTGATTATAATTAAATCAACAACAAGTACGCATACACAATTGACGTCTATTGGTTCTGTTAATTACGAAACTGGTGTATTACGTATTAATAATTTCTTGCCTCAAGACCAAAAGCCTCAACTAAAAGTTACTGTTACACCACGAGAAAAAGATATTACAGCAAAAAATAGATCTATTCTCAGGGTACTCGATGCTGATATTAATGTAAGAATTGAACAGGTTAGAATTTAATGGCTATTGATGTAGAAAATACAATATCGCAATTAGTTGCGAATCAATTTCCTGATTTTTATAAAGAAGAAGGCCAACTTTTTATTGCCTTTGTAAAAGCATATTATGAGTGGCTAGAGACGAGTGAATTTTATGCTGATTTAGATGGTGATGGAACTAAAGAAACACTTATTCAAAATCCTTCAGAAGCGATACATCATGCGAGAAAGCTTGCAGATTACAGAGATATCGATAATACTATAGATGATTTTATTCTATCATTTAAAAACAAATATCTTTCTAACATTCAATTTAACGTTGCTACAAATAAACAGTTATTCATTAAAAATGCTTTAGAATTTTATAGAGCGAAAGGTTCTTCGCGAGCCATCGATCTATTCTTTAAGCTGGTGTATGGATTAGAAGCAAGAGTTTACACTCCATCAGATGATGTATTCCGATTATCAGATAATGAATGGACAGACGAACGTTATCTTGAGTTATTGCCAGATCCCTCTAATATCAATTTTGTAGGCAAACAAGTTTTTGGAACAATCACGGGCGCCTCTGCATTTGGAGAAAAATTAATTCGAATTAAACGAGGTAGCTTATACATCGAAGTTTTATATCTCAGCGGTCTCAATGGTAATTTTCAAACTGATGAATTAGTTGTTGCTTTTGATGAAGTAGAATTAGGTGGTACTCAGTATAGAAATAGAATGATTGGCTCATTAAGTTCATTTGAAATTCAAGCTTCAAACGATGGTTTTATAGTTGGTGAAGAAGTAGCAGTTAAAGACGGCAAGGGTAAAAAAGGCGTAGCAGTTGTAACAGCTGTTCGAAACGCTGTTGGTGTTGTAGACTTCAATCTAATCGATGGGGGTTGGGGATATACTAATGATGCTCAAGTCATCGGTTCAAAAAGAACACTGAGATTTGATGAAATAAAGAATTTTGAAAACGAAGACTTTTTCTTTCAAACACAACCATTTGAAATTTTCAATACTGTAAAACAAGATCTGCATCGTTTCTATCTCAACACTTCTAATACTACATCTACAGACGCTGCACTAGCTCTTGATTTAGGAACAGAGTTGTATATTACTGCAAACGATGATATCGGCAATACTATTGTATGGGAAGGCACTCTTGTTGATAAAAGTACTGCTGACGGTTATCTTGTTTTAAATTATATTAAAGCTAATTATGCTAATAGCTCTACTGGTTTGATTGAAACAGATGACGGCAGGGACATAGCAAACAGTTTTTATTCGAACACACAAAATATTCAATATCTGTATTCTAATGTAGATAGCTCATCTGAAAGATATGAATTAGAAGATTTAGATGGTATTGATGTTTCAGTAGAAGCAAATGTTATCGCAGTGAGCAATGTTTTTACACTTGAATACACCACAGATTCAGATATTGCAATTGCTGCTGATACCATTTTCTACCAAAAAGATGATATAAATCAAATCTATACGCGTGCAGGCGTAGCAAATACATTCTCAAATAATGCAACAGGTCAAACGTTTCTCAATCTACAATCAAAGGTCGGCGCGTTCAGAACAAATCGGCCATTTTATATATTAGGTGATGAATCCAGCGAGCCATTTACGATTGTAGAAATGTCAAATGTAAATATCGGTTTAATTGGCACAACATCAGAAGACTTACCATTTAAACTATATGCAAATACATATGCATCGAATACAGCGCTTGGTACATATGCTCCTGGTAGTGCAAATAATAGAACATCAACTTATACTACTAGAGCTAATTTTACATTATCGACTTTCGAAGAACAAGAAACACAATTCTATTACGAAACGACTCAAAGATCTGGTGGTCCTCTAATATTAGATACTCTTGATTTATCTACTATTATATACGAAACAGCAAACATTGATGCAGATGATCCAGGCAATTCAGAATTCCAAGAAGTTGCACAAGGAAATACAATTAATTATTCTAATACTACATTGCTTGATGCTTTAAATTATACTACAACCGGTATAGAAATTGGATCGATTGATTCTATTGTAATTACCGCACCTGGTGAAGGATATGGTGATGATCCATTCTTTATAGTATACGATCCATTGACCTCACACATCGATAGACATGATTTTTACATTCGCTATAAAGATGAAGGAGATGCTGAAAATCTCTTAAAGACATTTAGAGTAGGAGAGAAAATTGTAGTACAAGGCGAAAATGATACAAAAGAAGCAAGAATATATGATTTTAATATTCAGACAAGAGAGATATTTGCCAGACGTTTAAATTGGGATGTACGCGTAGATGATAATGTCGACACCGGTGCAAATAATGTTATGAATTTTTCTACTCAATCTGAATTTAGACATGGAGAATCGATTACAGGAACGACTTCAGGTGTCACTGCAGTGATTGAAACTGTTGATGAAACTCGAATGCTACCAGGTCCTGGCCGAAATGCAGATGTAAAAGCAACAGCATTATCAGGCAACGGATTTGCTACAGCTGTTAGAATCATCAATTCTGGTTTCGGTTATTTCGGTAAAAATTATGTAAATTCTACTGACACATATGAACCAGGAGAAAATTTAATTCTTGAGTCGACTAAAACTGCCGATAAAACAATATCAGTAAAAGGTTTTCTTGGTAATCAAGGTATCGCTCCTGGTACCCACCCAAATAGAAGGTCGTTCCTCAGTTCGGATAAATACCTAGCGGATAATGATTTTTATCAAGAATATTCTTATCAAGTATTGTCGGCTTTACCTTTTAACAAATATAAGAAAACACTTGTAGATGTTCTTCACGTTGCAGGTAGTAAACCGTTTGGTGGATATGTTGGTACTTCAGAAGCCACAGTAAATATTACACCTACCGATACTTCAGTACAGTTTGATTTGAAATCGACGTCATTGTTCATCAATCAAAATACTTTCTACACTGCTAATGTAGCATAGAGATAAATAAAAAATGGCAAAGAAACTAGTACCAGCAGAATTTAAGACACATCTGATTAATCAGATAATCGAATCTGTCACCGAGCGGGCAAATACTGCCTATTATGCTTTTGTTGGTGATCATGAAACTGTTGCGGCGACGCTAGAAGAAATTAATACACCGACTGAGAAAGTACGTCGATTAAACTCCGAAATATTTAGAAATATGATTTTCGGGAAAAAGATGACTTCTGCCGATATTCGTTTTGTAGTCAATCGTACAAATTGGGAAAGTGGTACAGTATATGAAATGTACGATGATCAATTACTTGAGCTACAAGATAAAAACTTTTATGTGCTAGTCGATGAAGGTGCTTTCAAACATGTTTATAAGTGTCTATATAATAATAATGGAGCGCCGAGCACTTCTAAGCCATTATTTGCAAATGCCAAATACGATGCTGATTTATATACAGTAGGTGATGACTATTATGAAACTGCTGATGGATATCAGTGGAAATATATGTATAGTATCACGTCGACGGTATTTAATAAGTTTGCTACTGAAAAATATATTCCTGTTGTTGCTAATACTGTAGTACAAGATAATTCTGTTGAAGGATCGATCGATGTTGTAAGAGTTACATTTGCTGGTAAACAATACGATAACTATATTACAAATGCAAAATTTGAAGTTGCAGATATTAATAGAATTACATCAACAATTATCGATAGCGCCCCTGACGGATCAGCAGAAGCACACTTTACTGCAGCTAAAGCCAATCAAACGTATCGATTAAAATTAGGCTCAGAACAAACTACAGATTTTTATAAAAATACTATATTGTATATTACAAGTGGTGTAGGCTCGGGTCAATATAGAACCATTGAAAAGTCTGCATATATTTCAGATCTAGGTGGTGTGTTTGCACAATTAGATGAACAATTTACTACACTTCCTAATGAAACGTCTACATATGAAGTAATGCCAAAAGTAGAAATCATTGGTGATGGTAACCAAACAGCTAATGCAGAAGCCCGAGCTATTATTGATTCTTCTGCTTCAAATAGTGTAAATCGAGTCGAAATGCTTGAGATAGGTAGAAACTATTCATTTGCATCTGCTACTGTACTTCAAGGAAATCCAGTTTCAAATAACGGAATTACTACTGCACCAACCCCAGCGACTATTAGACCTATTATTCCACCTCAGGGCGGTCATGGCGCTAATACTGTTATTGAATTTGGTGCAAAACGATTATCATTCTATATGAAATATAATAGAGATGAAGCAGGTCTCGTTGAACCTACCAATTCATTTGCTCAATTTGGTATTATTCGAGATCCACAATTTGCAAATGTGGCAATATATACTACTGACGAAACTGGTGATTTCGTTGAAGAAGAAGTTGTTAGGCAATTTTCTAAGTTGCAAATAGGAGCGATTGGAACTTTTATTAGTAATACTGCACTGGGTGCTTCTATACAAGATAGTGTAGATGATGGTAATTATAATCTACACTTTAACACTGGTGAATATATTTTTCTTAAAACTGAAACATCAGTTCCGCAATATTTGTTAACAAAGGTAGCAGCAGGTTCATCTTCTAATACAATTAATTTGACAGACACTCCAGAATGGGTGACAGCTACTGATACATCAGTTACTGCTTATTATGTTCATATGCAAGCAGATGCTATCGTCTCAAATAAATCTGCTCCATTGCCTGTTGGAACACCGAGCAATATTGCTGGTATTTTAGTTAATAACTGTAGACCATTCTTTACTAAAGGTAGTATGATTTATGGTGAAACAAGTAAACAAATAGCTACGATTGCTGGAATTGATATAAATAGTAGAATAGGTCAGCACGATGCTGATTTTAGATTTGCCGACTATAATCAAATGTTAAAAATTATCGGTAACAGTGTGATTGATGGTCCACGTGGTCCATTTACTCAAGATGAGACAATATATCAAGGAGAATCTTTACTTGAGGCGACCAGTACAGGTCAATTGCATTCTTCAACTGATACTGGCGGTTCTTCGACAACCATTAGTCTAACGAATGTTACCGGTAACTTTAATACATTTACTAATTTACGTGGATCAGTTAGCGGAGCGCAATTAGTAGGAGATACTAGTAATGCTCTCGATATTAAATACGGTGATCTAGATCCGAATAGAGGAGCCATTCTCTATATTCAAAATGATATACCAGTTGATAGAGACGAAAATCAATCAGAAGAAATTCGCGTTATATTGGAGTTCTAAGTAATGCCCCTTAATACAAATTTATCATCATCTCCTTATTTTGACGATTTCGATAGAAATAATAACTACTATCGAATTTTGTTCAAGCCTGCGACAGCGGTGCAAGTACGTGAGGTGAATCAACTTCAAACTATGCTGCAAGATCAAATCGAGCAGTTCGGTGATCACATTCTAAAAGCTGGTACAATTCTTGACGGTTGTAATTTCACATACCATAACTCAATGCCATTTGTAAAAATCTTAGATACTACCAAGAAAGGGGCCGCGGTAGATATAAGTAAATTGGCAGGTATGAGTGCAAACGGTCAATTGACAGGTAAAATTGCGTTGATCGATCATGTTGAAGATGGTTTCGAAAGCGATAATGTAAATTTAAAAACATTATATGTCACATATTTAGATGACGAAGCTGCGTCAGCAGCAGGCACAACAAATCCTGATGAAGATGAGTTCCTCGCAGGTGAAGAAATTAGAATCTTCCATCAAGACGAGAGACTCTTTGATATTACCGTAGCTAACAATTCAAATGGATCAGCTGTCTTTTCTAATAATGATGTTGTAGTAATATTTTCTGCAATTGAAATTAGTAGCGCTACTAACGGCGATGCTAATTTCGCTAATACATTCGCAGTAAATGATGTCATTTCAGACGTTGCGACGGGCAATATCTCACTGATTGTAACACATGATCCAATACCTCATCCAGAAAATGATAGTTTGATTCTTCGTGTAAAACCAAATTCACAATATCAATATGGCGATCAAATTGATGCTTCACGTTGGGATATTGAAGTCGATCAGTTACTCGAATGTACAACTGGTAGTGGATCAGGCAATCAATTTAAGGTTGTTTCGTTTATTGGACAAAACGCTACTGGCAAAATCACTACAACTGCTGGTGGACAAATTCAGTCTGCTGAAATTACTCGCGGAGGATTTGGTTATAATATACTGCCTCATATTAGCTTATACTCAGTAGGCGCAACGAATGCTACCGTTTTAAATAATCTTCAATTAGATCCAGAAAACTGGTATCAAACTGTTACAGCCGGATCTAGTGTAACTAATCCCATAGGCGAAGGTTATGGTATTTCAGTTGCATCGGGTCAAATTTATCAAAAGGGTTTATTCTTGAATGTTGCTCCTCAATTCAAGATGGTAAGCAAGTTCTCAAATACACCGAGCGATTTGTCAGTCGGTTTTGATAGTACTGAATCAGTAGTAAACGTATTTACAGATGCGACTCTTTATGACAATGCGTCTGGTTTCCTTAATCAATCTGCTCCTGGTGCAGATCGATTGAGAGTATCACCTGTACTTGTTGTTAGAACTGCAGCAGAAGAGAAGACTGCAACTAATTTCTTCCCTATCATTCGATTCTCTGAAGGCAAGCCTTTCCAACAAAATAAGACAACACAATATAATAAGATAGGCGACATGATCGCTCAGAGAACATATGATGAGTCTGGTAACTATGTTCTCGATGAGTTCCGCGCCACAACTCGATCACCTTTAGATTTCGAAGATTCTGATACTACCTTCTCATATGTAGTCGATCCTGGTCATGCATATATCGGCGGATATCGAATTAAGACGGAGACAAACTTTGTCAAGAATGTTAATAAAGGTACAGATACAGTCACTAAAACAGATCAAGATATTGATCTGAACTATGCTGCATACGTCGAAGTAAATGAAGTTGCAGGTGTATCATCTTTTAATGATAATAACGATGTAGTATTGAAAGATGCTGCTGCTAATTTTATTAGTGATTATGATTACGATG